AGATTAAAATGAATTATCTTTCTGTTTGTTCAGGTATTGAAGCGGCTACGGTTGCGTGGGAACCTCTTGGGTGGAAGGCTGTCGGTTTCAGCGACATCGAACCTTTTCCATCAGCGGTTCTCGCTCACCATTATCCAGCCGTCACCAATTTTGGAGACATGACGAATTATGAAAAATGGAACATCAAAGAAGAAGTCAACCTCCTCGTCGGCGGCACTCCGTGCCAGTCTTTCTCTATGGCAGGACTCCGAAAAGGACTCTCCGATCCCCGTGGAGGACTCATGCTCACCTATCTTGAAATCGCTCGGTGCTATAAGCCCCGATGGATCGTTTGGGAAAACGTGCCGGGAGTCCTGTCCGCAAACGGAGGAAGGGATTTTGGTTCCTTCCTCGGGGGGCTGGCAGAACTGGGGTATGGGTGGGCCTACCGGGTCTTGGACGCTCAGTGGGTCAGAACACAACGCCACCCATTTGCCGTCCCGCAGCGCAGGAGACGTGTGTTCGTTGTCGGATGTCTTGGAGACATGCTCAGTGCAGGAAAAGTTCTTTTTGAGTCCCAAAGCATGCAGAAGCATTCTAGAACGGGCGACAAAGAGAAACAAGACTCTGCCTCCGCTTCTAAAGAAAGCATTGGAGTCGGTTGCTGGTGGGACGGAACAGAATGCGCAGGAACCCTGACCAAGAAGAACGCTGGTGGTGATCAGCGTATGCCCGACAAGGATAACTTCGGAGCTGTCATTGCACCTAGTTGGCCTGCTGAAACTGCTCCAACTCTTGGCCAATCAATCAAGGGAACAGGCGCACCGGGATACAGCAACCAAGAGTTGTTCTCTCAGGGCGGTGGATTCTTGGTTCCACATGGTCAAGAGACCGATGTGGCCAAGTGCGTGTCCGCCCGTGGCTGGTCAAGGCATCGTGAAGATGGGGATACCTATGTCACGGAGGCGGGTCCAGTGCCATATGATCTGTTCAAGATTACTGAACCGTTGAATACTCAACGCAGAGGTCCGGGAGATCCTTGTCACACTCTTGCGAGAGACAATGCTTCCTTTGCTGCCGTTGTCGAGAAACTGCGTGTTCGAAGATTGACTCCTCTGGAGTGTGAAAGACTTCAGGGTTTCCCGGACAATTATACAAAAATTTCTTGGAGAGGAAAATCTCCAGACGAATGTCCAGAGGGCCATAGGTACAAGGCACTCGGAAACAGCATGGCCGTCAACTGCATGGAATGGATCGGTGAGAGAATACTTGACATATCCAAACGATGAGGTATACTTCAATTATGAAAAACGTAATGAATAGACTAATGGTTCCGTTAATTATTCTTTTTGCAATTAACCTAATTGGATTCTTGTTTTACAAGAACTATGAGGGTGCGGTTGTTGGTAGTATAATTGGTATGATTGTTGGTTTTCTAGCCCTTGAGATACGTACCAAGGAAGAGTGATTTTTAGGTCCCTTCGTCTAGTCCGGTCTAGGACACGGCCCTTTCAAGGCCATAACATGGGTTCGAATCCCATAGGGATCATTGGAGGTTTTTATGACTCTACCCGATGAAGAATATTATAGTTTAGTTGCCGTAAAAAACTTTTTATATGATCTGATGAATCCTGCACATACAAAGAATGTTCCTTCAGAAGTGCGTGAAAGGGCATCACGATTAATAAAACATTTCCCAATGCAACACAGACTCAATGAACTTTACAAAGATCATATCACACCAAACCGTTCAATTTTAAAAGAATATGAGAATGGTGGTGGATGGGGAAAGGGAAAAGATGAATAAAGAAGATTTCGATGATCGTTACGTTACGTACAAAAGCATGAACATATCTGCTATAATAGTGATGACAATATGGTTTTTAAATTCTTGTGCAGTTGACAGATTGAATGACAAAATTTCTGAGCTTGACAAGAGACTGACTCGCACAGAGGCTATCTGCTATGGCACTGGAAACCCGCAATCTAATTGATCACTATAAATATTGGGAAGATGACGCAATCATTGCTGATCTTGAGACTAAGCGCCATAACTTTTCTGTTGTGTGCTGCAACATTGGCAACGATTTTAATATTGCTACCGTCATACGGAATGCTAATGCGTTTCTGGCGAAAGAAGTGGTGATCTATGGGAATAAGAAATACGATAGGCGGGGGACTGTCGGTACTCATCACTACACCAACTTTCGTCATGTCAAAAGCATTGACAGTCTCCAGTCCTACATTGAAGAAACTATTTCCAAGTTTGAAGGCAAAGTTAAACTATTGGGAATTGACAATGTATGTGAAGCAAAAGACATAAACGCATTTGACTTTGACCCAACTGTGCATTATATTATGATCTTTGGGCAGGAACAGATTGGAGTTCCTGCAGACGTTCTAAGTATGTGTGACGAGCTTCTTTACATTCCTCAGTATGGTTCTGTGAGAAGCATCAATGTTGGTACAGCCTCTGGCATCATAATGAACAATTATTGTGCCAAGGTACACTCCTTCGTGGTGTAACGGTAACACGGGAGACTTTGGATCTCTCTTTCTAGGTTCGAATCCTAGCGAAGGAATTTATGAAACAAATGAAACCTATTGGCAAGTGGATTCTCGCAAAGTCTTTGATTGGTGGTCAAAAGACGACATCAGCGGGCATCATATACAACGAGAAATCGTCTTCAAAGATAATTCCTGCAAAAGTGATTTCCATCGGAAATAAATTGACCGAAGACATTCAAGTCGGTGATGTCATATGGTGGGATGTGTCCAAGATCAAAGACGGCAAGGATGGAAATCACATCGTCCACCAAGACTGGGTTTCTTTTGTTGAGCGTGAATCAGTCGAAGGGTGAGGCGTTTGGGTCGCCTCTTGGCTTGTATGTTCCACCGAATGATGGATCTGGCGAACTTCTGCGCTGACTTTGAATTGCCTGTCTTCTTATCTTAGCAGCCTGAGCAATCGTTTCTGCTGGGAATCCCCTTTGAATCAGGTCATCTGTGACGTTATCACCCTTCTCAGATGGGTCTGCGGTAAATGCATCGAGCATTTTGACAACATCATCACCGATTGACTTGGTTCCTGGTGGAAGTGTTTTTACAAACTCTTTCTTTGCGTTGCTTACCAATCCAATGAAAGTGTCCCATGGTCTATCCATTGTCTCGCCTTCGTCTTGTTCATTCAACTTTCTAAGTGTGAGAGCAAGGCGAGCACGCTTTCCTGTTTTGCCACCCTTTTCTGCAGCCTTCTTTAGTTTTGAAACAGGAATCTTTTTTCCTTCCTTGGTCTTCGTTGTTTTACGAAGAGCCCCTTCTTTCTTGATGGCTTTTTGAATCCACTTCTTTTTCTCCACAAGAATTTCTGCTGGAAGATCATAATCTTCTTCTTCAAACAAGTTGTCTAAAATACCATAAACAATTTCTAATTCTTCAGTTAACATTTGCGTAGTATAAAGTAATTGTTGAATTTTTGTAAATGCTGGATCCATTTTGTTTCCTATGTAAATTATTTAGTTTATTTTAAACTCAATTTTTCATCTTCTTTGGATTTAATGTATTGATTCATACGATCCAAATAGCCCTTATTTCTGAGTTCTTTGAATATCAAATTTTCTTGTGAAAATTCCCCGGCCTGTTTAATTCCGGCTTTTCTCATATCTGAAAACTTTTTCTTCAATTTTTTAAATGACTCGTCATCGGCATTAGAATCAATCAATCCATTTATTTTATTTACGTAATCTTCAATTTTTCTTATCAAGTTTGAATCATCTAGATTCACTTCTTGTCGTGTTGGTGGGACCATCCAATTGTCCTGTGTGAGGCTGTAAACCCCTTGGTTGGCAGGGAACTCAGCATTGACATCCTGGGCATACAGTTCAACATCGTGCCCATAAATCGAAATGTCATGCGACAATGACCACAGTTGCTTTTTGTCTTTCAGATAATCATCGAGAAGATCCGGGCAATCTGGCATGTCATCCTTGTCAACAAGCAAATGAAGATCTATGTCAGAAAAATCTGTATAATTAAAATTTGCATTACCACCCACAAGAATCATATCCTTTATCGCTTCTTGTGGAATGTTTGAGAATTCTGCCCACGCATTTCCTATTTCAATCAACTTTTCACGGACTTCTGGTTTTAGTTTATCGCCTTGCCACAACTTTGAATTCAATTGATCGTGGTATCTGAGAGTCAGATCCGAGGATTCATTGATGAATTCACCGAAAGTCTTCATACAAATCAGCCTTGGAGTTTCTTTTTTCTTGCTCTTTCGTCTTCTTTTTCATAGTATGAAAGTGCAGCATCCAAAGTTCTGAAAGGTGGTTTTCCTTCGGCCTTGCGATCTGCATTGATACGGGCAAGTTCTCTCTTGTTTGACTCTGACTCTTCCTTCACCATTTGCTGTGCTTGTGCAAGTTTAGCAACTTGTTGAGTCATGTAGTTTCCGACAGCAGAATTTACAGATTGCCAGGATGCGTCTTTTGGCTGTTCTTGTTCTTCTGTATTCGGGTTATCTGAATACGTATTTAAAATGTCTTCTTGTGCTTGTGCAGCCGATCCTGTGTGTGCAAGACCGTGTTGCATTTTTACAGGCGATTTTATTGCCTGTTTTGGCGATACCTTTTGTTTTCCTGCTTTAGTTTGATTGGAAGAAGGGGCTTGTAATCCCTGAGACATTCCTTGTGCTGCCAAATCTTCATTGAGTGCACTTATTTCAGCGATCAATTTTTTTCTGATTTCATTCAATTGAGCGCAACGTATTTTGTAATAGTGTTCTTCGTTTTTCATATTTTTGTTTCCTTGTTTCTTTATCATAAAATTATTTAGGCAGGGGCACAGGTTGCCCCTGGATTATTTGCATTGAAATCATACAAGGATGACTCGTCTTCTAAAACATCATTTATGCCCGCTGTGGTGCCGAGCATGTTGTTCATTGGAATAATGTTCGCTGCACAGGCACCCTTAGTGGTATTGTATACAGAATCAATTGCTGTGTTTTTGGTATTCATCTTTTCATAACTGTATGTGAATAGTTCTGCAGTTATTGTATAGGAATAAAGTTTTCCAAGAGGATAGAATGGATTTTCATGTTCTACAAAATTTATTTCAAATAATGAATTTGCCAATGGAAAATAGATTAGATCTCCTTCTCTTGGTCTTGTTATCGAGGAATTTATGTTAGTTACTTCTTCCTTGAATCTTTTTCTAGCCATCACCAACACGACTTTGTCTCTTATTTCCATTCCAAATTGACTGATTATATCTGTGCCATCAAATCCTTTATAGCTCAAAAGATACATTTCAATTGTATAAGAATCTTTAAATTTTGTACCAGGATCTTCACCAAAAACTTTGTCAATATTCAGATATTCCCTTGGCACATAAACGCAATTTGTGCCTGTGGCTTTTATAACTTCCACTGTTATATCTTCTACCAGATTCTGTTCGCCAGCATAATTGTTAAAATAAGGGTTTAAGGCCATTGTGCTAAAATTATTTATGCCAATAAAAAACCCGGTTTTTCAGATGCGGGAAAACCGGGAAACCCCACTGCTTTAAGCAGCCATCCGCATTGGTGCGGCTTTTGTTGTTGCAACTGTTTATTTACGACACTTGTTACCCGTGTCGGGCATCTCCTTCTTCATTACTCTGCGCCAGTCGAAACCTGTTCAGCCCCGTAAAGTGGTTAGGAAGGATTTTCACCCTCTTTCTTGCTTTGTCGGTCAATTCGCAGTAGACCGTTTTACGCAAGTGCGAGTCTTCTCAACTCCGCTTGTTCTTACCAAGCCGCTAACCGAATGGAGCCGAGGGGAGTCGAACCCCTGTGCTGTTCGCATTTCAATCCGTTATCATCAATGCCAAATTTATTTAGTGGATTTTATATCATAATAATAATTGTCATCATCACCATCTATGACCCACCTATCGCTTTCTCCTTCGCACTTCCAAGACTTGTTATCAACTTTGAAATCTGGTTTTTCTGGAAATGGCTTCGTAACGAAAGACATATTCTTCCAAAAAATTCTGTTGTTTGGCTGCAAAGAATAATTTCCATTGTCCAAGGCAATCATGTGTAAACATTTGTATTGGCTTGGTTCGTTGGAATATGCATTTCTGTACCAATCAAAAGTCATTATGTAATCACCCCAATGCTCGGACTTATCCTTCATTACGACTTTTGCCCGACAGTCAAATAATGCATCGTATTTTACTACAGATACATTTTCATGGAAGCAATCCCATAACTGCAAATAGTCCAAAGGCATCTGGGGAGCATCTGGCTTCCAACAAAGCATGTGTATTGGAACTCTGCTGCGAACTATGCCATAGTCAGTCATCACATGAAAAGTCATGGCATAACCAAAACAAGACTGGGCACCAAATACAAGCACCTTGTCGAATTCGCCAACATGATTTTCGTGTTGGTACATGTGCTCTTTTCTCAAATAACAATAAAAATGATTGATGTTGATGTTGTGCATGAATGCGAGCAGAGAGATTCGAACTCCCGTAGGCGTAGCCATCTGATTTACAGTCAGACCTCGTTGACCGCTTGAGTATACTCGCTAGAAAGCCACCTGTGGGATTCGAACCCGCAACCTCTGCTTTACAAAAGCAAGGCTCTACCGTTGAGCTAAGGTGGCAAGAGCACGCTGAGGGACTTGAACCCATTCGATAAAGGAGAGGTGAAGGCTACGGCCTTCTCTTACCCTGATGGACCTCTCTACAATCTCTTGTCAGACTCCTGCTGGCCAGCCAAGTAGTCCTAGTTTGTCTACACAAACAGCGTGCATTATGCAATTGTCAAAGCGGGTGAAGGGATTTGAACCCTCGACAGCAAGCTTGGAAGGCTAGCACTCTACCACTGAGTTACACCCGCACATCATCAATATATAACCAAATTACATGGAGTCAAGATTTGACATGTGGGAAATATGAGTTATATTGTCATCATGAATGAAGATGAATTTAATCTTTCAGCCGAAGATATTGAATATGTTGTCGAACATTTAGTTCAAAATCCAAAAGAAATAAAAATTGAATATGATCCATATCAATTGCAAACTCATGATGGAAAACTAACCTACAATCCAAATATGTATAAATCAAGAAAGTCTCTTGATGGATACCATGAACAATTGGCAAAAGATTTTAAGGATATGAAGGCGCACAAAGATAGACAGATTGAGGAACTAAAAAAACAAATTGAAGAATTAATTGAAGAAAATAATGAATTAAAAATTGAACTTGAAACCTTCAAAGCAATGGAGAATTAAAATGCCAAAGAAAAAAGTGAAAATTACAAAAACCGTTCCTTTTAGTTTTGATCGCTGGGATGTCATCCCAATGGATGAGTCCGATGAATCATTCGCAACGGAATTGCAGCATAAGCCATACACCATGTTGATTGATGATCTTGCTCTGTATGCCGAGTATTGTGGCTACCTTTCCACTATGAAAGATGAAAAGTCAAGAGATTTGAATTCCAAGGCAAGAAAAAGAATGTACAGAATTCAGGATCAACTACGTGTTTGTTTTGCTACCTTGAAGGAAGACATTGATCGTCTTGATTATTATGCCAATCTTGATTGGCGGAAAGATAATCCAATTGATGGACTTTGAAGAAACCGTCTATCAATACGGTCATGTAATGTACAGGCTTGGGCGAATGGAAACTGATGGTCAAGACAGTGGAAAAGAATATAACAAGAAACTGAAAGAAAAAGAAGAACTCGCCAAGAAACTTGACGAGTTCTTCAAAAAGCTAGAGTGATTTAAATTACTTTTTTCTTCTTGGTGTCATTGCCCGGAAACTAGTATCTACATTGGTTGTTCCTGTGCTCATCCAATATGGAATGTCTCCTTGATTCATTGCAGTAACATTACCAACACCCTGTGTTGGAGAAATTTGATCTTGTGATCCAGTTTCACTTTGAATTGAAACGGTGTTTGGGGTTGGAAATCTCTTTTCTCTTCTAGGTGGGTTTCCTTGTGTCGGGGGATTTTGTCTTGATCCTAAATTTGCCCCGGGTCCAGAGTATGGAACTTTTGTTCTGATTACTGGACCACCTTCGGCTGTTGGTGTAATTCCTGGTCTGTTTGGTCCACCTGTTTGAAAACCGCCAGCACCAGCACTAGCGGCATTTTCTACTCCAGCCTGATCAATTGCTGTTACTTTTCCTGTTTGTTTTCCTCCACGTGGTCCCATTGGGGTTCCACCGAAAGAAGTTTGTGCTTGAACTGTTGGTGTTGTTGGTCTTCCATTGGAAATCATATTGGAAAGGAAGATTCCCAAATCGTTTCCATCAACGACACCATCGCCGTTGAAATCATAACTTGGATTTGAAGTTCCCCAAGCCTGTAAGAATGCATTCAAGTCGGAATTGTTGTTTGGTTGATTTGGTGAACCTGTACCAACCCCAGCACCACCACCTTGTTGTATTATTCCTGGTTCCAAATCTTCATTTAAGTTATGAAGATATAATTCCAAAGTGTTGATTTTTTCTTGAAGTTGTTCTGATAAACTTTTATAATAGTTTGTTAGGTAATTCATGTTTTACTTGCCTAGTTTGATTTTTCCTGATTGATCTGATCCCTGACTCCACATTGAACCCATTCTTTCCTTTTGGGCTTGTGAAAGTTGACGGACATATCCAGAAACTTCCTTGCCCTTAGACTTAGTTGGTTTTCCCAATATATGGGATGCTGCTTCTTCTGCTGCTTTTTGTGCTTTCTTTCCCAATACAAATCTTTGATATGTATCAGGAACACCCTGTGAGTAAGGATCTGTTGCGTTTCCAGAGAAAACGTGGTTTTTTGCTAAAGTTTCTTTTATTCTTTGTGAATTGTGAATTGATACTGCTTGATTCAAACGTTTCCAATCCAAGGCGGTGCTTTGTTCTGGATCATCTTTTTCAACAACACCACCGTCTACAGGGCTGTACATATTCATAAATTCTTTTGCTCTTTGGAAAGTTGATTGATCTATTCCAAGACCCATCATTGTGGCCAAATTATTTGAATAATATGGTTTATATTTTACAACTCTTGGGTCTGCATCTGGAAGAATTCTTCCTTTTGCTGCAGATATGAGAGCAGGATTCAAAACCACTGCAGCAGGGTTTGCGGCTGGTCCTACGGCCAATCCAGCAATACCCCCTGTATTTGGTTTGCCTAGATCGTATACATCAATATAATCTATAGTTCCAAAGTCTGGGCCAGGGGCTTTTTCAAGTAATTGTTTTTTGATTTCAACCTCTTCCAATAGACCTCTTACTTCTTGTTCTAGTTCTTCAGAAAGTATTTGAAAATTTGATTTATTCATTTTTAGTCCAGTGTTTGCCCAAGGGTTTTTTGAATTACTTGCTCTATGTTTGGAATATTTTGTCTTCTAAGTTGGTCTATAATTTGTTTTCTGATTTCCATTTGGAGCTTGGAAATACCGATGAAAGATGCATCGGATTTGCCCTTTATTTCATCCTCAAAATTATATAGATTTCCTTCGTTGATTGGTTTCATGTGAATTTAATTATTCCAAGTATATTTATACATATAAATATTAATACCATGTACGACAAATATCAAACAGGAAACACTTTTTCAATCGGTACAACAAAACTTCCAAAACACAAGGGATTTTTGTTTAATGGAACCGGAACAGTTAGTTTTTATCTAGTAAATGACACAGGAAACACCTTTGCCTACAGTATTGGATTTACTGGTGGTTCTAATATACTTCCAATGAATGCATATTCTGTTACATCACTTGGTGGTATTACTGGAATATATTTGAATTAAGCTCTTCTTCTATAAACGTATCTGTCCAAAGAGTTTCTGGCTTCAGTCGGTAAATTTGATTGTAGATTTACTTTTGATTTTCTTGAAGGATTTTGGAACTGCCGCATAAAAACTTTATCAACAAATCTATTTGCAGTCTGTTGTGATGTAGGTCTTGGTTCTGGAAGTTGATTAATTAATCCCATCATCGAAGAAAGTCCTGAAGTTTCTTCTCCGGTTTCTGACTCAACTGGATTCAACTCAGTGAAACTAGATACCTTGTCTGCAATTTTTCCTGCTTCTTTTTGTGTTTGGCTTTGAGCAGCCTGTGTTACGTTTTGATCAGAGGCATCTCTTGCATCACGCATCATTTTTGAAAGTTCAGCATCAGATCTAGGTGGCCCTTGTTCACCAGCCATTTCTGCTCTAATCTTGTCTGACTCCGCTCTGAATTTTGCATCTTCAATTCCAGTTTTCATGTCCTGAGCCACACCTTGTACAAACCCGGGTTGTGCTTGAATTCTAGAAATTTCTCTTTGAACTGTGCCTTTTCTGTCCGCATTAAATTGATCTAGCGCCATTTGTGCAGCGTCTACTCTTCTGTCAGCCTTACCAAGTTCTCCAGCCATTCTTGCATTTTGATCTCTGTATGCTCTATTAAAGTCAACGACCGTTTGATCATATGCTCTTGCGGTTGGTGAAACTCTTGCAGCAGAAACTACACTTGCTGCACGACTCAACATAGCGCTATCTTCTTTGTTCAGTGCATCATACGGTCTTCCATATTGATCTTCAAACTCTCCATAGGTCATTGTAGTTCCTTTAATAACTACATCTCTACGAGCACGTCTAGCATCTTCAGCCCATTCTGCATCTCTCTTTTTTCTTTCTTCTCTTGCAGCGTCTTCTTCTTGTCTAAGTTTTGTTCTAGATGCTGAAACAAGATCATCCATTTCCGCATTTATTGTGCTTCCATAAACTTTATCTGCATCAGCACCCAAAGCTGCATCAGCAGCACTTCTTGTTGTTCCTGGTTTTGATAGTGATATCTTCAAAAGAACTAATTCAGATGCTTCTTGTGCTGTGAGTGTTTTTGGGTCTTTTGCTGACAATTCCTTTAACCTATTGCCCATAGAAGCGCCACGTTTTTTATCTGAAATTTCTATATTTTGTCCACTCAATCTAGTGAGTTCTGCGGCTTCATCTGAAGTTAAATCGTCTCCAGAAGAAAAATTTTCAATTTCTTGTTGTAGTTTTGCTCTATTTGCTGCTCTTCTTGCTCTCATCGAATCAGACATCTTTGATTCATCATAAGCATTCATTGCGGCAAGGCGTTTTTCCGCTTCTGCTCTTTTTGCATCGTTTTTTGCGTTTCTTTGTTTTTCTCTTAGTTTTTTTATTTTTTGTGCATTTGAAGCCCAAATTTGATCATCTGTCATCGGAGCAGAAGGAGCGGTAGTGGCTTGTGGCTGAGGTGTACCAGAAGCAGCATCCATATCTTGCTGCATTTGTTGTTCTGGTGTGAGATTTGGATCTATTTCTGGAGACAGTTTTCCTGGTGGAACGTTCTGCTGCATGCCAGATCTATCTGTTGAGGTTTGTTGTGGTTGCTGTTCTTCTTCTGTTTCACCTGAAGTATCAATTCCAGCATCTTCCATTGCTTTTTTTTCACGTTGTTTGGCCCGCATGTCGGCACCATCTTCATTCAAAAAAAAATTAACTCTTTGTTTTAATGAATTATAATCTTCTCCCAAAATTTTAGCAATTTTTTTCAAATCCTCTTCACTCATTCTTGGACCTTGTGATGAACCAATCATTTCATTCGCTGCTCTGTCAAGTTTTACGTTTTGTCTAAAATCATCTCTTGCACGCATTCCAGCCTGCATGGCTTTTTGTCTCACCGTAGAAGGAAGACTTCCACCTTTTCTGGCTTCCTCTGCTGCACGGGATGCAGCACCCTTGATTGCCTGTGTTCCGAGTGCTCGTAGTCTTTCTCTTTCTACTCTTTGCATGTGGCTTGCTGGTATTGCACCACTCTCTGCTGCCTGTTGCATTCCGAGGCGTGTATACTGATCTTGTGAAAGATTTGCTGGCATGCTTGGTGCTGGTTGTGGTATTGAAGTTGGTTGTGTTGGAATATTGAATGTTGGCATTCTTCCCAAATTTTCATAATCAGTATTCCCATCAAGTTCACCATCCGTTTCCACGTCGGCCTGAACTTCCAAAGCAGATGCTTCTCCGTCACCATTCATATCAGAATTATTTGGATTTACATCTCTAATTGTGCGACCAAGAGATGCGGTATCTGGATCTGGGCTTCTGTCCATCATTCCACCCCATCCACGAAATGCGGCTGCATTTCTTCTGGTTTGTGGAATCGTAACACCAACATCCTTTAGGAAATTTACAAGTCCTTCAAGGCCTGCTTCCTTGGCTTCATTTAACTTTTGTTGTTCTTCTGCCAAAAATTTTTGTTGATTGGAGTATTTTTGTGCCTCATTCAACAACTTTGCCTTCATGGCTGCAGCATTGAGTTCATGAATCCAGGAATATTTCTTGATTTTCTTGTCCATGAAAATATTTATACTTGACATTACTTGTAAACAGGCTAATATATGTATATGAGTGATGCTGGTAAAGGTGACTCCTATCGTCCTGTAAATTACAAAATTTATTGTGAAAACTGGGATAAAATTTTTGGATGTCAAAAGAAGAAGAAATCAAGAAACTCAGGGAAAAGATCCAAGAACTCCAAAAGATAAACCGTGAGATCACTGTTGCGGCAGGCAAACTTGCTGCAGAAAACATGGATTTGAAGAAAAAACTTGACAAGAAGAAAAGAAAGTGATATAATGTAACTATGCCTAATTCAAAGCAAAGAATCACTAATCGCAAGCACAAGCGTTCTCATGAGAGACGCAAGCGCATTCGGGCAAAGAGCCTGATGAACGCCAAGGTTGGCACACTCCGAGAGCTTGACCGGATTGGCCAACTTCCCAAGTCTGTCAAGCAAGAGAGATTGCCAAATGGCTAATGCCACACAACTGCCTCTAGACGAGGTTCGCAAAAAGTTTGATAGCGTTGATTGTTTCTTTACTTATTATGATGGTGAGAAGTCTACCTTTGACTTCTACGGAACCAATGCTGCTGGTGCTGAGGTAAGGATTTCCCTTGGTGGTTGTCCAGCATGGATCAAGAACCTGTCTTTCGGTCCCAATGATCCCATAAATATAACTGATGCTATTGAGCGTCATGTTCGTTACATGTCTGTTACTGATACTGGTGGCAAAGTAGTGTATGAGCAGTTCTTCGACATCAAATAAGGAAATATATGGACAAATTTGATTTTAATGAATGGGAAAACCCAGAGGAAGATCCCGCCAATCCATGGTCACAGAAGAATGGTTTCTTCTATTTCAATGGAAACAAGGAACAATTTCGCAAGATGTGGGAGCAGATGGTTGATAAGTCGGAGAACCCAATCGACTATCTTCAGAAGTACATGCACTTGAATGAGATGAATGAACTTCGAAAACAACAGGCTGAAGGTAAATCTCCAAAGAAGCAACCAAAAGAAAGAAAGACCAAGATTGTCCATTTTACTCAAGATGAATATTTAAAACTGATTGAAATTCGTGGATATCTTGCAATCACGGAACAGTATGCTCACGTAAAGGCTTTGGACAAAGTTCTTAATCACATCAATGTACATGATAAGGGACCACTACAATGAATTACACTCCCGGTGAAGGATATGACAAGGGTTTTCAATGTCGTATGAATGGTGGAGAGAAACCACAACAGGCTTCAATTCCAACGAATCCATATTGGCAGGAATATTCAACTGGTTGGGATGATGCAAATAATAAGATCATCAATGAGGCAAGAGAACGCAATTCCTGCAGTAAACCAAAATGCTGCAAGAAAAAAGATTTTATTCAGGATTAATATCCCGGAAGTCTGAGTCCTCTAGCAACACGTTCTGTATCTCGTTGACTCATAAGAGGAGTCCTCTCTGGTAAAACAAGAGGACTCCTTTTTCCTTTTACAAGTTTTCCAACTGAATACAACGTTTGCATTAGTGGATAATAATTTTCTCTTGAACTAGCATGACGATACATCATGCCTTGTTTAGCAAGGGCATCAAGTCCAACATCATCCAATGGAACAAGATTTTCTCCTGGTTTTGAAGCAGCGACCATTGATACTCCGGATTGCCCCATCTTTTCTTTCATCTTGCGGGTCCATATGTTTCTTGCCCTTTCTTGGACTTTTTCTTTTCCAAACCACGGAGCAATCACTTCTCTTTCTATTCTTTGTGCTTCTGTATAGTCACCAGCTTTTTTGGCAGCAGTCTGAGCTTGGTATGCGGGTTGACCACTAATTTTTGGCATTCCACCTTCCACATCCTCAAATTCTTCAATATCCATTCCTGTTGGATTTCTTGCACTCAATGCCTTGACATCTTCAAATCCAAGGTGTGGAATTGCCAATCCAGTCTCAGGATCTTCATCATATCTAAATCCAGCAATATCATATGGCATTTGGCTGGAACCAGATCGGGTTGCAAGATGTCTCATCATTCCGTGGGCTCTTGCGGCTATTTCCTCTCCTTGACTTCCCATGCTTTTCAATACACGTTCAATTGCTGGAAACGACTGTGCAAATCTAACTGCTCCAGCATATCTTTCTGCGGCTTGTCCACCCAACATTGGGTGGGTTTTTCTTTCTCTTACGCCTTTGAATTGTGGTGATGGTCTGCCAGTCTCAGCAGCTTTTGTTTCTGCAGACTTTCTTCTTCTAGCCTCCTGTGCTCCAACTTCTCTACCAAATTGTTGTAGATAAATTTCTGCAGTTGTTTTCAATTCTTTTGGGGAAGCCTCTACAGGTTCTGCAGACCCTAGTTTTTCTTCTTGGTCATTGTCTAATACTGCTACATTTCGATTTGGATCTGTTGGGGAATCTTTAAATCTTTCTGTTGCTGGTTTATTTTGTTCATTAAGTATATCCAGATATTCTAAACCAAATTCTTCCATAAAAGATTTTTCCTTGTATGGAACAAAGAAAATTTCTCCACTAGATTCATCCCGAACCGCCATTTTACCTTCTTTATTTCTTCTCTGGAATCTTTGCAAATATTTCTTGGTTAGGCTATCCGGTAAATGTCTCCAGGCTTTTGATTGTTTAAAAGCCTTGAATTCTTGAGAAGGAACATTAAACATTTCAACATTTGCAAACATGTTGACTGGTTGATTTCTTGTTAAAATTTCACCCAATCTAGGATCATAACCAGATATATTTCCCTTGTTTGCCTCTGGTGCTTCTGCAGGAACACCAATTTCTCCAGCCTTGGTTCCGGTTGACATGGCTCCAGTTCCCATGTCCTCAAGCAATTCCAGCAAACTAACTTTATTGTTGCTGTTTATTGTAACATGGGCTTCAATCAAAGACAAAACCTGTTCTTGAGTAACACCAATATTTTCAACTCCCTCGGAAAATAGTTGCATTATACTAGAGACATTTGTTAGTCTGCTCTTTGTCAATCCAGGTGGAAGATCTTCAAAAATTTTCTTTAGTTTTATCACAAAATATTCAAAATCGTCCAACGAACCCTCTGTAGACATTAAATTGCCATTTTCGTCAATTACACCATTTTGGTATGCACTCAAAGAAGTATAAGGTGCTGCAACAGCATTTGCAAACTTATAAAAATAAAATGAAGGAATATATTGCAGATGGCGCATTTAAATTATTTAGTTTTTTGCACCAAGCAATTTTTTGTCTATTCTAGGATCCGTATTTATTTTATGATATTGAGCTTCTGGTATTTTTCCTATATTGTATTCAAGAAAAACCAAGAATGATTTTAGATAAGAATGAAGTTTTGGTTCAAGTTTAAAAAAAAGTATTCTTGCAGAATTTTCTTCTCCAAAAACATTTCTTAATATTATTATATGATTTAAGATCAATCTCTCACGAATGGATTTTATTGTTTTATATTTGTGAATTTTTTGAATTAATCTTTTAACGTATTTTATACGCTTGAGATCATCCACAAATTCGGTTTTTCCGGAACAATGAGAATTGAAATAATATTTCTGACAAAAAGCAATAAAATTTGCTTCGTTCAGAGCTTCATCTTCCATTCTTTGTTCATTCACCGCAGCCGCAGTTTTCATTCGAACCCATATCTGGCACAATAACCATTTGAACTTTACGAAGAGAATTGGGTTGCTTGATAACCGTGGCTATCAACTTAAGACCATGACCCATTTTATCTGAAATTCCATCGCCTTGATTGAATCCGGTCTTGTTGATGTCTTCGTATGGATTTTGTCCATAAACACCAATGTATGGGCTACCGTACTGATACAACTTGAATGCATTTTCTCCATCTTGTAGAGAAGTCTTGTATTCAAAATCTAAACCAAAGTGATTTAATTTTTCTTTTACTGTACTTAAAACGCTATCTGGATCAATGTAATCTCTTTGACTGAGACCAAAAAGCAAAGCATTTATGGCATCAATTGATCTTGGGAGTTTAAGATTAAACGTGCCCTTGTCTGTCAAAGGACTTGGCATTCTTGGTGCTTGAGGATCCCCGATGAATAACCCACCACCGAAGGTTTGTTCACCTGAATTTTCATTGATTGGTTCGATTTTTTTCAATAATTGTTTGAATTTCATGGCTTCTCTTTTATTTAGTTCAATTTGAAGTTCTTTGTTTTATCAGATTGAAAAGATCTGAATCATATTTTTTATTCTTTAGACTGTTCAAAATTTTATGAGAAATGTCTTCGGATATGGCTTTCCATTTACCACCCTTTGACTTATAGCACTTTGCAGCCCATGCATTAGCATAAGCACTAGGATAAACATCAAACTTTTTCTTTGCCTGAGCAATGCACGATGACCATTTCTTTGGATTCTTTGGCTTGTTTTTCTTTCCTTCTTCTAGACATTCAACATCCTCTTTTAACATGGATGTAACGGACTTTGAACTCCATGTCTTGCACGCCCAATATCTGGCCTTCCAACGTGGTCCCGGGTTGTCACAGTTGTGTCGAGCACGGAAATTTTTTCTTCTTTCCGGATCATCTCGTTTAATCTCCATATTTGGATCACCAAAGTTTACTTTGACAACGTTGCCTTTGTCATTCTTTACATAAACTTTGTATTTTTTCACATCACCTTTCATAATCTTATTCAATTTTACCTTTTTTCCTTCAGATTCATGAATCTCAATCTTGTCTCCAAATTCATTGAATGCAGATTCTTCCAAATTGTCTAAAAATCCCATTAGAGTATCTGGTGAAAATTGTTCAATAATAACTTCTCCAAATTCATTAGTCATATGTACTGTAAAACTATTTGTAGATTCTTCAATGTAATCCACATCAAATACTTCACCAGCCTCATTTATTATGAGATCACATGGAAGAAGTTCTCTAGCTTCAATTGGAGTAAAATTCATTTGAAAGACATTGGAATGGCTTTCGACTATGAAAGAGTCATAAGTTTCTTTTATTTCGGTAACTCCCGTCTTGACAAACACAGGCTTTTTGCCTTTTCCCTTTACCGATCCCTTTTTGCCTCTTCCCGCCTTCTTTTGTGCTGAACGCTTACGACGCACAAAAGAGGCAACACCACCTTTTCCAAGTTTATCTGCCTTTTGGCGACTTAGACAAGCAGAATAGGAGTCACCCTCTTCAGCGTCACCACACTTACCTACTCGTTCTCCCTTTGTATTATAGCGATCCCACCCAGGACCACCACCAGCCGATTCTTTGTTGAACCATTTGCCCAGTCCGGAACGCTCAAATACCTTTTCAACTAGTAGTTTTGTCTTGCGATCCATTACTTCCAATCCTTGTCTTGATTTTCACCTTTTGAGTGGCCGTTATCGGCTCGATTTTCAGATTTATTTCTGACTCGTAGATTATTTATGCCATTTGAACCACCATGTCGAAGAGCTTTTTTGTGGTCTATGTCTTTTCCGTCGCCCTTCTTCACCTTACCCTTTTTTATCATTTGTTCACGGGCTTTGGTTCTTTTTGCTCTTTCTTTTCTTTGCTTTGGCTTGCCATGGTAATTTCTATATTCCATAGCATAATTTCTTTTTTTCTCTTCACTTAATTCTTTTTCTCTTCTGTTCAATACTGCCATAAGCAATTCTGGAAAAACAATTGATCGGTCGGCAACACTCCTGAATATCGTTTTTAACTCTGTGTTGTCTTCGGTAAGAAGATTTGGTTGCCGTAGACTAGTTGCTTCTTCGTGTGTCAGGAGATTTGATGATACAAGAGAAGAAAGAACAAAATTATTTGTTAATGCTTCATTTAAAAGATAATTCACAAAAAAAGTATTGTTCTCATTTACAAAACTTTTTAACGTATCTGTTTTCTCGACAGGAATTTTTATTGTTTTTCCGTTTATTCTGACGTAATTGTATTGTATCGTATTGAGATCATTTGTATTGAATCCAGGAATAAGGCTGACGTTTATGTCAAAATCCATATTATTCATCACATAATCCATGGCAACTTGCAATGGATTTATTTGATCCTTTGGAATAAAAAGGGAATTTATATCAATCTCTTCCTTTGCCTCAATCATGGTGGCAAATCTTCTAGTTATTTCTGATTGATTGTCTGTTCTTTGATTAATGTTGTCTTTTGCAGCAATCATAACAGATGGTCTTACTGACACTGTGGCACTTTTTACAATTTCATCAAAGTAATTGTCACTTAATGGAAAAATTCCATTTTGAGTTATCAAGTGTGTTGGTGATTCCTCTGGCTTTTTCAACAGGTCTCCACGGTAGTAAGTTTTCAATATATTTTTAACAAATACATCTGAAAATTCTGATATTTTATTTGCGGAATTCTTAAAAAGTGCTGGTGCACTCTTGGTAATATCAGCCTGATAATTTGCCAAAGAAGCAAATTTATTTACTTTTCCATTTTCATCAAAGACTTTTCCTATGTTTCTTCCTTCACTGTCGGCCAAGTCCATCGTTTGTAATTGCGCCAACAGCTGTGGATTGTTTTGAACTGCAGATATTGATTCATTTGAAAGAAGCATAGATCCAAATTTAGAACCATTTTTGTTGATTGAATCAGCAAATTTGTTAAACTTGGGATCTTTTTCAAGATCGGTTGAAGATAATGCCGTTGCAATGGAATTGCGAATCAAACCACGAAACGATTTGCTACTTTGATCAAACTTGTCCGTGGTAAGTGAAAATTCTCCACCAGCGGAAATGTTAAACTTGTAGTTACCACACTCCATATCAACATTACCCTCAGCGAATATGGTCTTTGAACCGCTTTCGATGCTTGCAACAAGATTTTGAATGCACTGTTCACCGATTTGTGAAAGGATTTTCTTGGCTTGTGCAAAGGCATTTTTGGTAAAATCCAAAGCATTTGGAGCAATTGATGTATAGGATTCAAGTTCTTGTTCTCCTGCGCCAGCCTTTATTTTGGCCAAGAATATCAATGCATTCAATACTTGTTGGTTATATGATGCAGTTGACAGAGGATTGATGCCAAATTTATTGGCCAATGCCTCAAATGTCATTGAATCAAAACTGCTGTTTGTGGGTGGATTGCGAACCATCTTGAAATATTCTTGACGCATGTCGAACGGAATTTGATTCAATTGTTCGCCATTCATCTGTGACATGGCGTCAAAGATTTCTTCCTTAGACATTCTTTTTGCTTCTTTTGCTGGCGTTTTTTGCTCAGACTTTTCAGAATCATCTTTACCCCTATCAGCTCTTTTTTCTTGTTCTTTGGCAGACGGTTTTCCCTTTTCCTTACCTGATGATTCTTTTTCTCTTACGTTTCCGAATAAAAGTTTTGATGCTCCCGTTTGTTCAAATTTAGGATCACTTGTCAGTGATCTAGCCTCTTCCATGGACATATTGTCATTTTTGCTAAGACGTTGGTGTTTGTTTTTGTCAAATGAATCACGGAAAATTATTTGAACCCTTCCGGATGGAGTCTTTACGGCAATTACTTCCCTAATAAGCTCTTCTTTTGACTTACGTTCTCTTGGAATTTGGCGAGAACGCTCCTTGCGCTTTCTTTCTGCATCCTTTTGCTTGTCGGTAGCAGAAGAAGACTTAATTTTGTCCTTTTCCATGGCTTCACCAGTGGTACGGAAAGAATCGGCTGTAGACCGCTTTTGTTCCAATAAATTTAGAAGATCTTTGAAGTTCATCTAAATTATTTAGTTTAATTTTGGGGTTCTAATGGATTGTATAATTTAAGGTTTTTGTAACTTTTTGCTTTTCCAACTGCAACTTTATACAAATTACTCTTGTTCCAACCCTGTTCCTGACAATACTGGGAAATGTTTTCAATGTAAAAAACTTCCTTTGTCACTATATTTTGAAAAGTTGCTCCATTGTGTGTTTTTATTTTTAATTTTTCTGGCTCTTTTTCTTTTACATTTGAGCCGACATTTTCTTTAACTGGTCTAAGTTCTGCAGCTGTCCAACCCTTATATGTTTTTCTTTTTCCATTTAAAAGTTCACATATTTTTACTGGAGTGAGTCCGTAAGTTTTTCCAAATTCAGTCATGTTTTCAAAGAAAACTTTTTCTTCTGTGTCTACTTTTTTAAGCCAATAACCATTTTTTTCTGTAACAGGTGATCTCCATTTCCAACCTCTTCCTGCTCTATAAAAAGAACCACCATGCCTTGAAATAAATTGATCTCTTAAAAATTTGGCTTTTGAATTATCATTCATCATCAACCAAATTTTGGATCCAGGTCTATTTACTTCATCTGTTTCTGTTCTTATATTACGAGTTTCCATTTGATTCCTTGTATTTTTTTATTACATTATATAAGTCTTTCACATATCTTATAGGTTTTCCTTCAAAAACTTGCTTCATTCCATCTTCTGCAGCAATTAAAATTGAAAAATTATCAACTTTTATTCCCGTTCTTTCTTGAAACATCAGTGAATAAGCAGTTGCCTGGGTAAGATAATTGTCTATATGACTTCTTTTTTTCTCTTTACTGCTGGCCTTGAAGTCTATTATGGAAAGTTTTCCATCGTATTCAGCAATACAATCTGTTCTTCCAGCCAGACCTATTGTCTTTGACCACAGGGGTGTTTCCAAGGCCAAAATGTTGTCTATCTTATCTAATTCTGGTTTTAACAATAAAAATAGTGCTTTGTTTCCCGGCATCATGTTTTCCAGATCAATGGGCTCATTTCTTAAGTAAGATTCTATCGTACTGTGAAATTTTGTTCCCCGAGAAGTAACTCTTTTGCTTTCTTCTGGATTTTTTTCTCTCCATTCAGCAAAAAATTGTTTCTTCTCAAAACCTGTTACAGTTGTGACGCTTGGAAACGTGCCACCAGGTGTTGAATAAAAACGTTTTCCGTCTATCTCAACTTCCGTGATTTCTTCTTTTAAGTCTATGAATTTATGATTGAATTTTTTAAATGTACACACTATAATATATTATATCACGCTAATTGATAATATCCACTAACTTGACCCAATTGTCCACGTTTTAGTGCTGTGCGCAATTCTTCAGCAGAGGGAGCAAGCATTGCAACCAAGTCTTCGTTTTCTCTTCCTCGATTGGATTCTCTTCCACCACTAGACGACGGAAGAATTCTAAATCTTCCTCTTCCTTTTCCAAATGGAACTTCTGGAACATTTCTTATTTCAGCATTGTCTTTAAAATTTGTCGATGCCATTGCAGCAGCAACCGCTGCTGCTGGAGCAAAATTTGTTAAATTGAAGTATGCTTGATCTGGAATTGATTGATCGTCTAAAAATTCAGAGCTGTCATCTACAACTGTTTTTACATCAGTTGGTGCGATATCTTTTAAAATTTCTGGAACATCTATTTTTACAGGTTCTGTCGCTGGAATTGCAACTGGTATAGTATTTGCTGTAGATGTTCTGGAATCAACAGGGGTTGTTGGTGTATTAACAGGAACTGCTGGTGTATTAGTTGAAGGTGCCCTTGATGGTGTAAATGGAATTTTTGGTATGTCAACTCTTACTGGAGTTGATCTAGGAATAGATGGACCCCCAGTGGAAACTGAAGACACTGGAATAACATCTACGGCGACTGTCGTGGGCGTAGTCGGAGCAACTTCTATTGGAGCAACATCGGGCATTGAAGTGGCCAATTTTGCAGCGGCAGCAGCAGCAGCCGCTGTTCTTTGTGCAGGAGTCATAGATGGCTGTGGTTTTGGTTCTGTTATTCCATAATTTCCAAGTTGATTTTCAAAATATGCAACATCTCTTGGAGACCCTAATGGTACTTTTGTTTCACTTGCCAATTCAAATTCAAGTTTCTTAACATCCGAGTCGTACACCCCAATTAATTGTTGTTTTTCTTCTGGAGTTAGTTCTCTTTTTACAGTTTTTTCTATAGAATTTAAATAATCTTCTCTACTAGAATAATCAGCGGGTCTTCTAAAATTAAGCGCTGGTGTTACATTATAATCAAAACCAGGTGTAAGTTCACCAGCAGAATAAGTAGGAGGTTCTGGAGCATTTAATCCTCTTCCTCTCAAATAATTTCTTACAACTGTTTCAGTTGGAATATCTTCTGGAAAGTCACTATTATAATCTTGAATTAAATCTCTACCTATTGTAGTTTCCGTAGGATCACCTAGACGAGGACGCTCTCCTTGTATTGCTGCACGGATCTGAGAATTTAAAATTGTTTGAGCCCTTAGTCTTACTTCCGGGTTTTCGGAATTAAGCATTTGATTTAATTCTCTTCGTGTTGGGAATCTAGGTGAAACTTCCCAAGTTTGTCCTCTTCTTCTTCTAGATGTACCTCTTGGATTAGCCATATCATCTAAAACCGACTTCCATGGATTGGCTGCTCTTGCTTCAGCTGCCTGTGACATTGCTTCGGATGCTTCCCATTGCCAAGGTTTAAATCCCGCTCTTTCAGCATCTTTCACCCATTGGTTCATTTGATCCATGGTTGTATTTCTTTCAAGAGGATCAAACATTCTCGTATTAATTTCTCTTCTCAAACCAGTCAATGGATCGACCTCAACAACTGGTCTTGTTGTGCTAGAAGTAGGTGATGGTTTTGCAACATCTTTAAAAGCTAAAGCCACATCTTTAAAAGCCTTACCTTTTGCTAATTGTGGAATTGAACCACGCACATTTTTTGCGCCAAAAGGAAGTAAACCTAGTGCAGCGTCAACTGTAGCAGCACCATAATCACCTTCTGATGCTTGTTGGTATGCATTCCATCCACCAAGTCCAGCTCCCGCTATAGCCATTGCTGGTATTGCAATTGGAGCCAATGGGCTCACTGCAAGCAATGCTCCTGCAGCCAAAGCACCATAGGTCCATGGATCACTTGCAATTTCTTTTAATCTATTTGTTACCTGATTTCCAAATCCTTCAGGTGGTCCCCCATATTGCTGTTCTGGTGGCTCGGGTAAATATTCTATTTTTTTGTATTGTCTATCTATACCATCATCCCTTTTTTCCAATAGCAAAGATGATTGATATCTTTGTCTCAATACATTTTGCAATGGAACTGGAATCGTGTTCATGTTATTTGATTCTAAAAGGATTGCTTGTTATGTGAGGAATTGTTTTTACAGAACTTGGTTTTTGTTTGTTCAATAAATTTTGATACTCGGTAATTTTATTGTTTATCGTATTTTTCAATCCAGAAGAACTGTTTATCATTTCATTTACTGGAGGAGCAACGTAGGAAATATTTGAAGTAACTTCCTTTATAGTTTGTTGTAGTGGATTGGATTTTGTTTTCACTGGTTCTGGTGTTTTGTTCAAGAAATCCTTGACATTCCAGAAAAATTGTCTATTCTGTTTATTATCCATGGCTGTAAAATATTTAGATTTTCATAAATACTTAAAAGGTATGACTAAGCAGGTTCTCTTGCTCAATCAGGACAATACACCGCTTAATATCATTACCGTTGGAAAAGCATTTAAACTCATTGCAAAAGACAAAGTCTGGATTGATGAACAGTCACCGGAATATTATGAAGTTGTGTCTGTATCAAAAATTGTCAAAATTCCAAAAGTTTTAATTTTAAAATATTACGTCAAACTTCCTTTTAAAAGAGTTGTTCCCAACAGAAAAAATGTATTCCGTAGAGACAGTTATATCTGTCAATATTGTGGATTGGATCTTTGCGATAAGACTGCTACAATAGATCATATAGTTCCAAAATCAAAGGGTGGGGGTTCCACTTGGGTTAACATGGTTGCCTCTTGCAAGGATTGCAATCTTGCCAAAGGCAATAGAACACCAAAGGAAGCCAAGATGCCATTGAAGAACAAGCCAAAGGAACCATCATATGGATTCCTGTTTGATCACATGCTAATTACTTTTAAGAGAGATTAATATGCCAAATTATGGATTTAAATGTGAAGGTTGTGATCATGAGTTTGAAGTTTTTTTAAAGATGTCGGAAAACGACAAACCTTTAAAGGAAAAGTGTCCAAACTGCAAAAAGAAAAAAGTTCGCAAAAATTGGGAAGATCAAAGAAACGCCATTGCCTATGACATGTTTCTGACTCCAATGAAAACAATGGGTGGGGCATGGAAAGAAACAATAGACAGAATAAAGAACAATGGAATGGTTCCAAAAAGATTTCATGACAGATTAGATAATGCTGGCAAGGGGATGGCGGGCAGAATTACAAGATAAATATCATTATGGGATACAAACTTCAAAAGATTTTGCTGAGTGATTGCACAGTTTACAATATTGTTTTTGAGGACAGAGTTCTTGGTCACTTAATTCTAACAGAACACAATACTCTATTGGTTCAAAATGAAGATTTAAACATTGTTCCATTGGCTGAATCATTTGGATTTTCAGGAAAAGCATACATTGCTAATGAAAACGGCTATGAAGAAGTTATGCTTAATGGAAATACTGATCTAGCACCACTTTATGAGTATAAAGTGATTAATCTTGACAATCAGTCTTTGATTTCAGAAGAGATTTAAGAATATAAAAACTGTCCACAATGTCCGTTATCGGATTGGACAAAGTTCTCTGGTTATATGTAAAAACTAAGTTTGTACCAGTCTCTTCAGAGAAGGCTTTGTACATTGCCACTTTATCGGCGTTTCCTTTGCCTGTGGCGAGTTTCTTGGCCTTGGATGGCTCTACGACGGTCACCGGAATCCCGGCCTTATAGAGCTTATGCTTGAAGATCCCCATGTTCTCGGCTAGGTTGAATACCTTGCCTTTAGAACCGTAGGAGTAGCCCTCTACGGCCACGTCTGAGGCTCCTGCACATAGATTGAAGGCCCAGTCAGAGATTGTGTCAAAGCGGTCTACATCGGCCACATATTCCTGAAAACTTTCACCATTTATGTTTGGTAAAATTTTATCTGCATATTTCTGAGTCTGAGTCAGATAATAAAAGAAGCAATTTTCAAATTTAAATTCTTTGCGTTCATCGTAAAGACAAAGGCAGGGGCACGTTATCGAATAATCAACACCTATTAGCATATGGAACATGATTATTTAGACCGTGTCGAAGGATGTGGTTCTGAGTTCGCTGATGCTGTTGCTTCGAATCGGCAAGGGCAAACGGGAACTCCACATCCTTCGGCAAAATTATTTATACTATTCTAGTGCCAGAACGATCTCTATTGTTTCTTTGTGTTCTTCTAAGAAGTTCTTCACCTTCAGGGGTTTCAATAACATTTATTATATCTTGAACCTCTGGATCACCTTTAAGCATTGGATCGGTTGTCAAGAAATCTAAAAATTCTTGTTTTTCTTGTTGTGACATGTTGGCATCAAGAACTCTTCCAGTCTTATTGAAGTAATAATTTTTATAAGAGAACATTCTTGGTGCGGGCTCTCCAGCGCTCTGAGTATATTTTCTTCGATCTAATGTTTTTTCTTTTCCTTCATCAGACATTATAGCAGATTCTTCTGGAGATATTCTTGGCCAAGATCTCTTGTCGGGAGAATCATATCTTTCACCCTTTGGTGATACCAATGTATGAATTCCTTCGTGGCCGTATACATCACTCTGGAATGATTGGCTTGTATCTACACTGAATCCTCTCATCAATCTATCAATAAAACCATCCAATTCCTTTCCCATGGTAACCTTGTACTCTGATCCAGGATTATCTTCTATTTCAACTCTTGGTTTTGAATCATCTACTTCTGCATCAAATTTTCCCCATACATCTGTTTTTAGTTTGCTTCTTTGGTGTGGATATAACTTTGGATTATTTGTCAATCCATCACCTGGATTTATTTTATTGGAAAAACGCTGATTATTAATTGCTTCCGCCTCTTTTGGGTCGATGTTTCCGCTTACAGCTGGATTACTCAATATGCTGATTTCTCCAACAGGGTAAGGATTACTTCTTGTTGGCGGAGTAATAGCAGTTTGACCTAAAACCAAACCTTCTTGATCTTTAGGTTTATGCATATCATCAGTATTTGCAGACGTGTTAACTTTTATCAATCTATCAATTGACTGGTCACTATAATCCGGAACATGGAAATTTCTATACATTTCCTGTGCTGCTGGAGTAGTATTGTGAGTTCTTTCTCTTTCTGCTATTGCCCGTCTCATTCTTTCTACAACACCAACGGGATATCTTCTGTACATCATGGCTCTTGGTGTATCATAACCCGCATCTGTTTTTACTAATGTTGGTTCTTCATATGGAAGACTCACTGGTTTGTTCATTCCTCCTTCATTGTCATCAATTTTTACTGGTTCACCAATGTATGCAGATGATTTTCCTACGGTCATTGATGGTTGTGGTTGCGGAGATGGTCTTTTACTTTCATTTGATTTTGGTTCAACGTCACCATACAATGGATTGTTTTGTTGCTCTATATCCGCTTGTGTTGGTGGTGCTTTTTGATAAGGTATGTATGTTGGAGGTTTGTAATCCACATCAGATGGAATTGATCTATATGTGTCTTCTAATGCTTTTAGTGTTGCGGCAAAAGCTGTATCCATTGGACCGTAAAAATAAGAAAAAGGTCTTGATCCTTGGGTATTTCCTGACCACTGACTCATTTTTTGAACAATATCATCTATTTTTCTTTGTGGTGTAGAAAAAGTTTTAATTGCATCAAATAAATCACGAATATATGGTTCATAATATCTGGTTCCTTGTTTAACTACCGTGAGTGGTAGTCCCTCTTCTTCTTCCCTTTGATTAATAACGTCTCTCAATCTTTTTTTGAATTCTTCATCGGCAATCCTTGATCTATCAACATCTCCACTTGTTCGAAAAACTCTCGTACCAACCCATCCCGGCATAACTTGTGCGTATCTTGAATATGGGCTCATTCCCATTGCTTCTCTTTCAAAATCTAATCTTTGTTCTGCTTCTATGTATGGATTTGTACCCAATTCTGTTTGACCTGATTGTTGTGTAGTTTTTGGTTGAAATTGAACTCTTGCTAATTGGGCTGCAGATGGTGGTTCAGATGCGGGTGGAGCTGGTGTTGGTGTTGGTCGGCTTTTTGCATCAATAAAAGTACGAAGAGATTTTGGATTAAACAGTCTAGAGTATTCTTTATAAGGAATAGTATCAAAAAAATCTTTATCCTCGTTGGGGAGGTATGGTTGCATTGCATTTTTAATATTCCACAAATCTGTGGCAGAACCACCAGGAATTAGTGAATCTTTATATTCCTCCCATTCTTTTGAAATATCATCTGGTGTGACCGGACCCGGTAAAGGTGTTGGATCTGTTTCAGAAAATGGAGCAGGAACACTAGTTTGATCTTTTGTTTCTTCATCCGGTTCAATTAATGGAGGATCTTCTCTACGTTTTTTCTCAATAAGCAAATTTTCAAGAAGATTCATTTTTTCTTGAAGTTGCTCTGATTTATTTTTGTAAAATTTAGCCAAATAATCCATAAATATATTTATAAACCCCCGGAATTTCTTCCGGGGGTTTGATGCTCCTCCGACTGGAATCGAACCAGTGACATGGAAGTTAACAGCTTCCCGCTCTACCTACTGAGCTACAGAGGAATTTGTATCACACTATCTGACAGCCACCAGCACTGCATGCAAATTCCTTTGCAGCCTCGGTGTTGTCCTGACTCTCATACTTATGCAACTCCTTAAAGTTGACCTTGACCTTTGGATGCTCTGCATAGGTAGAAGCATCGATCTGCTCAAACGGAGCCTGAGCATAGGTGTGACTGTCACCACCAGGCAGGAACGAAATGCCGGTTGCAACATCAAAGTTTTCCCACAGCCAGTTTCCGACCTCAAGGAATTCGCTGTCTCTGTAGTTCACAGTGACCGAAGGCTTGTGTTGGCAATAATGTTCTTGGTAAGTCTTCCAGAGATCCAAGTGATCAAGTGCACGAAGATCCTCCGTAGTGATTGTGCCTCTTGGGGCCTTCATTGCAAACGTGAATACAGCGGTGTTGTTTGGATTGATTACGTCATCCTCACATGGAACTCCTTGATCTTTCATGAGTTCATAGATCGGATCTTTCTTGTCAATTCTAACTCTGCGGTAATAATAATCTGCATAGCGAGGATGCAGACCCGATGCAGAATCTACCAAGCAAGAAGTAGTTCCTTCTGGCTTTACACAAGTGATTGACTTGCTTGGATTGATTCCCAACTTTTCGGCCCATTGAAGATTGGTCGCAGTGGCATGATCACGTAGAGTCTCAAGAAGACGAATTAACTTTGGCTTGCCTTCAAGACCACTTGTCAACTTGTTGTCATAGATACCAGTCATACTGACACCTAGCAGCCGTTCCTCTTGGCAGTTCTTCTTCCATTCCGGACGGAGGTATGGGAAATGAGTGAATGTAGATTGCACGGTGCCGATAATTGTTGCCATCTCAATCTTCTTCTTGAGTGTAGCAGCGGTATCGTCAGGTCGAACAACCACGGTGGATAGATTGCAGAATTCAAATGGCTTCAAAATAATTTCCGAGCATGGATTGGTTCCATATTCAGCATCTGGATCTCTGCCCCACTTGGCGGCTTGCTCCTGCAATGCCTTGCGATTGATCATACCACGCTCTCCGCTGTGGCTGTTGTAAAGTGAAGTCCATTCCTCAAGGAACTGACCCATGGGTGGACGACCACGATAGACAGCGGAGTTGTTAGCATAAGAACGGAATCCTGCTTGCTCCCACCATGCTCCGCTCTTGCACAGGGCCATCTCCCGATCAGAAAGATCGCTGAGAGAAATCATGGCAGAACGACGAACACCACCAACGATCACGGCATTGGCAATAGCACAACATACATCATGGCATTCCAGAGCGGTTAGTCTTCGACCCTGTGCGCTGTAGAATACCTTGACGATCATCTTAAAGAGATTATCAAGAGGAAGAGGACCACTAGCCCTACCCCCAAAAGTCTTAAGTCTAGCTCCAGCGGGTCTGATCCCGGAAACATCCCATTTAACGTGACGACCCGAATACAGATGTCGTAGAACTTCCTTGAGAGCGTTTCCCCAACCTTCTTTAGAGTCTTCAACTTTGATGACAACATTAAAATCCTTTTCTATCTTGTTTGCGACAGTTGGTAGTTTATCAGTGTACTGACGCTCGACACTGTAGCCGACACCAGTGCCATTCATGAGAATGACGAAAAGTTCGGCAAAAGATTCAACCGAGTCAATTGGCAGATAAGAGCAGTTGTAAAGACAAGTGTTGTCATGATCCAGTGCTGGACCAGCGGTCATCAGACTTCTCATGGAAGGAAGAACTTCAAGATTGAGAATTGCCTTCTTGATGTCAGGACGTTCTGCTAGTGCAGGAACTCTGCTCGTAAAATAATTCCACCAACGATCTACACATTCATCCCAAGATTCTCGGCGTCCATCTGATGGAAGCCAACGTGAGTAGCGGGAGATGAAAATAAACGATTGAAATGGTGATAAAATTTCTGCCATATTGTACTTCTTTCTGTTGGTGATCTTATTTAGTTGTGAGAGTCTGCCACGAAACCGGGAAAAGTGGAGCAATTAATTTGTCAATTGCCTTTGCATATTCCTGAATTTCCCATTGAGCATGGGAATCAATCCGTAATTTATAAATACGGGCAAAAGCATATAAGGAACCAGTCCAGACAAATTCAGTATAGGTTCCCTGTGGCAAAATTGCTCTTGCTTGTTCTGGTGCTACACCGTCTGTCAAAAGATCATTGTAAAGTTTGATGCAATCTTTTGCAACGGAATCATATTCCTGTCTCATCTTAATACAGAGATCCATGTCTTCAATTCTTCCACTGCTTCCTTGTTTTGCACCGTTGGTTGGTGCTGCTCTCCACAATGGAACATAAACCTCTGGTTCGAAGGTCACGTAACGACGACTCACTTCGTTCATGGTAAGCCCGATCTGATGTTTGCCCAACTGGGCCCGCACAAATATGGGACACTTGATTCGAAGAGTCACCATGCCATGGCAGAATGGAGTGAAGTGATCATGCTTTGAGAGATATGCAATTAATTTTGCATCTCTCTCGGTTAGATCACCATTTTCGTCCAACTGACTTTGCTTGTTGAAGGACACACGGGCAGCGTCACAAACAGACAGATCGCTTCCCATCCAATCCACCAACTGCACATGTCCGTGATCCAAAACCTTTACTTCAGTCTGCTCCAGACTTTCTATCGTCTTTGTCATCGTCAAGTTCATCCTTATCTACAAGTTCAACGGTCACACCAGGAATCTTCGTAAAGTCTGCAGCATAGACTCTTGCTCTTTCCCAAAGATCAGGATCCATCTCCTTGATATACTCACCAAATCTTTGGACAAATTGCAGATAGGCTTCGCTGGCCTTCAAGATGTCTTCTTCGGTCATTTCTTCGTTATCGTCGTTCATTTAAACCTTCTTCCAGAAAGCATACTTCATTTTTGCGACAAGTCCAGAATAAACATTGTTGATTATCAGCTTCATGGTCGTGTTTATTCCATATGCCAATACCATGTCGTTTATGTCCTTCTTGTCTATCTCCGAGGGCCAGATTACTACGTTTCTTCCGGCATCAACATACTTACCAATCAAAGCAACGATCTCAGCATTTCTTGGCTCATTGTCGAAGATGAAGATCACTTTGGACTTCTTCAGTTTCTCGGGCAATTCTGCCAACCAACCAGCACCCTGCATTGCCACTCCGTTGGGAATGAACATCGAGTCAATAGGACCTTCCGTAACGTACACCGTATCACGTGGGTCTATCTTATCTAGATTGTACCAAAGCCTGTCTTCGCCTTCTCTCTTCAGCGTGATGTAACGAATGCTTTGACCAGTCGGGTCAATAGAGCGACCCTGAACTCCGATAAGCTCCCCACCGTCATTATAGAACGGTATGACGAGTCTGGGTTCTTTGGTCCCTTCACGACCAAAGGATTGCATGATCTTGCTAAAATCATTGCAGTAAGAAAAATTGATATATTTTTCTTTCGGGATTTCACGGGACTGGACATATTTTACCGCCTTGTGGTCAGCATTGAGTAAGTCAAGCCTTGTTCCGAGATCAGTAAACACTTGTTGGCGGGGAGCGACTTGTTTTTTCTCAATTGGTTCAGGATTCTTGTCTTTAAATTTTTCAAACGCATATTCTTTTGCGAGTGATGGGCTAACA